TAAAAAGATGTTTTCATTTGTTGCGCTTCTAAGTGCAATCTCAGAAGAACCCCTTAAATACAAGCCGCCCGTTCCAGCATCCTGCACATAACTATTCGACCCATCGTGATAAATCTGCAAGTCAGACCCAGCACCGAAGATGGCTTTGTTGTTGTCGCCAAATGACAGGTTGCCCGTCAGGCTGGCAGAAGCAAAAGAGGGACTGGTCAGGGTGACAGTACCGTCATTGATATCAGCTAAGTCAGCCATAATTTCACGGAACGCATTATTAACATGCGCGGGAAACATTTGATTTTCACCAAGAGGTACGTCTTGAATGTCTGTATTATTATCGGCTGTATTGTCGTATTGAGTGATATTTGATTTGGTCATATCAGCCCTCTATAAGGTTTGGGTTACGCCCTTCAGCAGCGGCAACCATAATCTCTGTGTTTAACTCATTGGCCTTAACCATCTCGTTGCGGAAGCTCTCAATAGCCGCGCCAGCGTGAGATGTTTGTCTGCCGTTTTCTATTAATAGCACAGGCAGCATGGACATGGAACAACCCCACTCAGAAATCTCTTCTCCTGTCTGCGGGTGCATACCACGCACCTCAATAAACCAAGCACACTCCATCTGCTTGCAAGGCTCGAAGTTATTGAGGGGGCAGTTATGTTTGACCTCCAACTTCATTGGCTAGTCTTTTGCTGCAATGATTACATCCACATAAGAGACATCAAGGTCAATGGCCGTGCCTGTGAAAGAGCCTGTTGAGCCAGCGTGTCCGTGACCAGATGCACCGCCAGATGTTGCAGTCTGTGTGCCAGTACGTTGGTCGCCGACATCATCGGTAGCTGCTACACGAAGATTAGTTCCGCTAGGGGCAGACGCATCAAACAAATCAATGTCGTGACTGTGAGATGGGATTTCAGATAGCGTTAGAGTGTGCGAGGCAACAGTAACAGAAACAGAGCCAGCAGGCGTGTGACTTGCAAAGGCGGTCTCAAAAGCTACGCTACCACCAGTGCCTACAGTGCCGCTTGTAATACGCAAAGCCTTGTCATTATGCGTGGTGTCTTTTGTCCAACCAGTAGGCGCAGCAGTCTGCTGAAACAACATCTTTGTGCCAGACGGAAAAGCATCAATAGCTACGCTGTTAATTGTCGCCGTATCAAAATCAGGAGACACAAGGGAGATAGTGCCGTCATTGACATCTGCCAAGTCAGCCATAACCTCGCGGATGGCGTTATTAATGCCAGCAGGACTACAGCCCTCGTCAATGTTTTGACTCTGCACATCTGTGTTAGATGCGGCAGTGTTTGCATAATCTCTAATACTATTCTTAGCCATGATTTTATTCCTGTCCTAAAAGGCCACCAGCAGCCAATCCGCTTGTTGCTGGAACAACTGACCGCACTGCGCCGCCAGCACCAGACAATAAGCCACGGGTAATTGGTACGCCAGCTCGTGAGTACATTGGTGCTGCCAGCGCCGCCGTACCCATAGTTTGATAAAGTGGAGCAAGATTGCCAGAAAGCGCTTGTTGACCAACCGCCAGACCCGTTAAGGGTGCAGCTATAGCACCTTCACCAGACCTCTTGCCTATAACCTGTTGCCCCGCCAAAGCAAAATCTTGGTCAGTCATTTGTCCTCTAGCCGTTTGTCTAGGGGATTGTTGCCTCATAGACTGCATAAGCTGCTTTGGCGTAAAATCCCCACCTTCCGCAATGGCTTTATTTACAGACCGTTCAATCGGAAGAATGTTTTTGTAAGCCTCGTTAACACGAGAAAGAGCCTTAGAGCCAGTATCATCTTGGCGAGCCAGCTCTTTTCGGAAGGCTGCTTTAACATCATTTAAGGCAAATGCAGTGTCAGGACGGCTAGCTTTAGTTTTGGTTCTGGCGGCTGCGCCCAAACGAGACTCAATCTCTTTCAAGACCTTACCGTCAACCTTTCCGCTTTTGGGCATTTTAGAGAAAATATTCCCAACAAGGTCGCTAAACTCTTTTAGGTCTTTCCCATAAAGGGTAGGTTGAGATTCAGCCGCTTCTGATATACCAATCTGGACGGCCTTAGCCATCTCTTCCGCAGAGCCAATATTAAGAGACGGAATAACCTTTTCGTATTCTTTAGAAATTATATCCATAGCCTTGTCAAAAGCCTGCACCCCTCCCAAGTCTGCCTCCTTTGGCAAACTTACCCCAAGAGGTTTTAAAGCTCTATTCATCGTTGCGGCAGTAAAACCAGTTACAGCTCGGCCTCTAGCTTGCTCAACAAATTCTTTAACAACAGGAATTACCCCTAGTGCTGATTCCGTGAGTTTAGGAACGCCACCCATCGCTTGACCAGCAGTAACAGGAACTCCCTCAGAAATAAGTTTTTGAGCCTGCTTAGACACTTTTGGAAAAGCCACGCCAGCAGCGCCACCAAGGACACCACCCAACGCGCCACCAACTCCTGCGCCAGCTAAACGCTCCCCTTCCTCAGCAGCACCCGCGCCATACAACGCCCCTTCTGCCGCGCCAGTTGCAGCAGCGCCTACTGGGGCTGACTTAAGAGCAGCAGGAATAAGCCTTCCTGCGGCTTGCGCTCCACGCCCCAAAAGACCAACACCTAAAAGTGATGTAGGAATGGAGGCTGCTATCTCGATTGGATAAGCGTACTGAGGCGACTCTTCCCTAAAACGTTCTAAAGCCTGACGCTCTTCAGCAAGAGCCTCTTCATATGTTTTACCACCAAGAGATTTAGCCAAGGCAACAAGCTCATCGCCAAATCCAAAGGTTAATCCCTGCCCAGCAGCACGCGCTATGTCAGAAACAGTAGATGATGAATCATCTGCTTGTGTCTTCTTTTTTCTCCGCTCGATAGCCTTCTTTTTAAGCTCTTCTATAGATGACATAACAAAACCTAATTTAATCCGCGCCAAGTTAGACGCTCTTCATATGGAGTCTCGGCCCAATCATCCTGATTAAGACCCGCGTCAACAAAAGACTGGGGCAACTCAAAGGTAGGCATTAGAACTGTTTTATGTTCTGGCGCACCTCTAAAGTCGGAACGAGAAGAGCCGTAAAACTGAGAATCACCAATATAAGTTTGGTACTTCTCTTCCATCACCGATTGAACCGCACGAGCAACAATGCTTGGGTCTGTCGTCCAATCACCCAAAGAGTTACCAAGTCGTTCCATAACGCGACGGGCATCTTGTTCTGTCATCACGCCACCACCAACAACCTGCTCCCTAAACATACCCAGAAGGCCTTGTTGTTCACCTTGAGCCAGTCGCCTTGCAGCTTCTTGTGGGGACAAATCCGCCCCAAAGAGTGTTTTAATGTTACCTGACCATGTTTGCATTTTTCCCTTCAAACCTTTTTCAAGGTCTGGAAGTTTATCAAAAAACTTTTGAACATTCTTAAACTGGCCAGCAGTTGTGTTTAAACTTGAATATTCTTTCTTTAAATCTGCGCGAGAAGCAACCCCCTTGCCCATAATACCTAAACTTGACGGGACATAAATTGATGTGTCGATTGGCTTAAATGTCGCTTGGTCAACGACCTCTTGGGTTTGAGTGTCAGTGAGTGTGCGAATGAAATCGTCTGGATTATCTTTATTTACATAAAGAGAGGGGTACTTATATCTAGTTCCGACTCTCCCTGAACCACTTGCCCTAGTCAAATCAGCTTGAGCCTTTAGCGCATCAAGCATAGGTTTTTGCACAGCTTCTTTTTCAGCGGCGCGAAGGGTTGGCAACTGAGCGGCAATGGCAACAGGGTCAATGGGGCGTAATTTATCTAAGTCTTGAGCCGTCACCAAAGATGGCATACTAGCCCTTTGCATGGCAGTAAATCGAGCCATGTCGGCAATATTCCTAGCGGCTTGAGGTACTACAGGTGCTACAGCTTCACCAACACGACCAGCAAACCTTTGAACTCCACCAAGAAGCCCAGAGCCGACTCCTTGATTGGAAGGGAGTAAACCCTGCGGGGCATCACTTTGCTCCATCGGATTCATCCGAGCTTGAAGATTCTCAAGGGAAGGCAGGTTCAAGTTCCGCAACATTCTAGGGTCAATAGCCATTTTAATTTCCACCAAAATATAAATCACTAAAGTCTGGCGCAGGTACTGAGAACGCAGAAGACCCGCCTAAATCAATGCCTGTATTATACGACGCTGGGGGTGCTGGCCTGTTCATAAAATTGCCAAATGCCTGACCAATCTGAGGGGCTGCCTCCATTAAAGCTCCGCCAGCCAAACTGCCTGATGAAGGCGCATACAGTGGTTGAGTTACATTACTGCCAACAGTAGAGCCTCGAACAATATCAGACAGCCTTTGCGTTGCAGTGACGGGAGCTTGTCGAAGCGCATACTCCTCTCCGCTTAATAGACCGCCGAGGCCAAGACCGCGCTGGATGTTTGTAAATGGCATATCCCCAACAGTGGCAGCACCAGTAAGCCCTGCGGCAATATCGCTAGTGCGTTGACCAGCAAGACTACCAAGACCAGAAGCCCTAGACAGGTCTGCCGATATGTCCTGTTGCCTAGCCTGCAAGGCAAGCGGAGACATAGCCCCAAAACTTGCGTCAGCTAATGCGTCGGCAAATGCCCTACTACCCAAGCGACCACCAGCAGCAAACTGAGATGTGACGGGACGCATCGCCCGCTCAACCGCACGTTGACTTGCTGCCAGAAACTCTGGGGATTCCATTGTTGAGCCAGTTGTGCCTCGATACATTTGGGCCGCCTCATCGAGAAGACCACCGCCCCCAAGAAGCCCAGATACGGCACGCTCACCAGCAGCCTGAAACGGGTCTTCAGCAGCAGCGCGGGTCATTCCCCTCTCTACAAGACTACGCTCATAAGGGGAAAGAGTTTGGATGTCTTCAAGAAGACCTCCCTGCCTAATATCTTGAATCTGGCTTGCAAGCGCATCATATTCGCCAGCTATGTAGCTTGGCGGGGCGGTTTGCGTTGTAGATGTGCCTGACTGACTAGCGCCGCCACCACCCATTTGAGAACCCGCTACAGTTATAGTTGCTGCTCCTATAGCTGCCCAACTCATATTACGTTCCTAACTTGCTCTATGAACCCATCAATAGATGATGAGTTTTTCGGCTCTATATTAACATCTTTAAAAGATTTTGCTATAACTTCTTCTTCTACATCAAATATGTTTGTTTTTTCCGATGGATGAACTGTTACAAAAAAACAGTCTTCGTGAACAATAACGACTCTTTTTGTTCCAACCTCAGTTATTGAATAGTAAGGCGCTTTAACTCTTTTTTTACCAGATTCCTCTATTATTGTAACCTCTCCCTCAAGAAGAAATATAGGATGATTGGTGTTGTGTATCTTACTTACAACGGTATGACCAGCAGGCGCTCTAAACTCCCTTATGTATTGTTTTTCCGTAAACCTATGCTCTACAGGCATAATAACATTCAGCATGTTTTCCCCCAAAGCCTCTTCTGTTTCCCTTAATTCGTCTTCAAAAACAGTTACTTTTTCTCGCCAGCTTTCCTTAGCTCTCTTTTGCTCAAGAAATAACCATATATCGTCAAACTCAAAAGGAAACTCTTTGTCCGAGGATTGCAAAAACTCATCAAAACCTATCTTGGCATAATCCTTTGCTGTCATTTCTGTCATGGTTATCTCCTTTAACCGATAATAACATAGGCAAGGTTGCTATTGTGTCCGTGGTTCTTGTGACCAACAACAAAGCTGCCATTCAAACGAGAGCTTATATATGGGTCAACATCATAGTAATGAGAGTCCAAACCCGTAAACAAAATTACACTATTAACACTTGCACGACGGTCAATAACAGTCGTTGACGTAGTACCGTTTACTGCCGTAAACGTGCCAGTGCTGTTAATCTTACCCTCTATAATGTTGTTCACTACCTCAGAAATTTGACGAGGCGAACCACCCTCTTTAGGAAGATTGCGGAATTGATTAGCCATTACCTGCGACCTCTAATCTGCCCGTCAACATCAACACCCTGAACATTCGTCCAGTTGCCGCTCAAATTTAACCGCACACGATGAAAGCGACCAGATGAGCGCACTGGACAGAAGTTATCACTGTTCAGAGTCGAAGCCGCACCAAAGCTAACCTCAGCATTGTTAGAGTCACGAGAAGCAACCTGTGCAGTAATCGTAGCAGTTGTGCCGCTACTATTTTCAACATATGGAATAATATTATTGACAAGGGAGCTACGACCCGCCTGCAAATCAAACTCGCCAGTCTCCACAATAGCATCAAGGTTTTCGCCAGTGAATGTTTGAATCTTTTTATCCTTTGCACCAGCAAAGAAAAACTCTCCGCCCTTGTAAACCGATGAATCAAGTGAGCTAGGGAGAGTGTCCAGATTACTAGAAATAGTAGCAAGGCCTTCAAGAGTATAACCAGCAGTAAATAGGGAAGCCATAGCGTCCAAACCAATATTAGCAGTACTCCAGCCATCTGTTGCATAGTTATAAATAATCAACTCATCAGGTGAGCCATCCCCAGAGTCAACACTAGGATAAGACCAGACAACAATCTGACGAGAGGGGTCAACAACGGCACTCATTCGAGCAGAGTTATTTGACTGAAACCTCTTCAGAAAAAATCTGTTTATCTTTTCCGCGCCAATAGGTTTGGAAGACTGACCATCAAATACATAAAAGCCATCATCAGAAAGATAAAATACATTGCGACCAACAGAGGCAACTGAACCAGAAATTTTACAACCGCGCTGTAGTTGAACCTTGTCAAATTCAAACACAAGCGGAGAGCCAACATATTGCGCTCGTACAATACCTTTCTCCATTAAAATAGTTGCATACTCACCACCAACAAGTCCAGTAACAGAACCCATGTCTGAAATGTCCTGAAAGTCAGCTTGTGTATTCGCGCTGACAGCCCAGCTATCATAGTCACCAATACCAGACCAACGAACACGATAAGGCTTTTCTCCATCAGTGCTATCGTTAGTGTAACCACACATTACAAAGTCACGCACAACCGCAATAAACTTTGCCTTCGGCGGAGTCCCAGCCAAGTCAGCAAAGCGACCACCACCAGCAGCGGTTATTGTTTGTATTGGGTCGCTGTAGTTGGTTGCAATTACGGCTTCCCCGAACTGAACAAAACGCCAAGAGTAACCATTACCAGTTGTGTAAGATGCGTCAGATGTCTTAGAAATATCATCTAAATTAGAATTCGTAGCGTTAAGTTTATAAAGAGAGTTTTCATCTCCGACATAAATTGCAGAAGAAGCAGAGTTATCTTTTGCAGCAAACATGCCCCTAATGAATTTGTTAGAAGCATCAGAAAAAGGAAGCACATCGGGCAGGTTGCTATAACCGTTAGCCGCTGGCACTACGTTAGTAGCAACAGTTGCTCCCGCGTTCTGATACGGTGGTTGGTCAGGTAAAAATTGTCCTAGCTTAATCATTGTACATTCCAACTCTCAGAGCCTTCAGAGACAACAGTCCAAATTTCTGTTCCCTCTAAAATTTCTGACCATGTTTCGCCTTCTTCTGTAACTATAGACCAATCTTCTCCTAAAATCTCTACATCTGTTTCTCCAATGGTCACTATATTTTGAAGAGATGCACTTCCATCAAACACACCATTTCCTATAGATTCCATCAAAGATTGTGTTGCTGGGGTCGCCGCGCCAATGGCGATAACATTAGCGGAGCTAATCATTGTTGAGGGGCCAACGACAAGAGAAGCGCCAAATCTAATTCGGATTCCTTCTGATGTAATTGTGACTGATACCGCCTCAGAGGCAGAGCCAAAAATAATAACTGCTGCCTCAGAGCTTGCGGTTGCGCTTACAAATGAATTAGAATTTCCTAATCTTATTCTTATAGAGTTAGAAGTAAGGGCTGTTGAGGAAACAAATGCGCTAGACTCACCAACCCTTAAAGCAACTGATGACCAAAATGATGCGTCAAGCAACTCCTGACGCATCTGGTCAAGATTTCCATAACCATTTAAATCATCTAAGGAAGGCCCAACAATATCGGCCATAACTAAGCAGCCGTGATGTCAATGCCCGATGCAGCAATCTTGAAGATGTCTCCATCCGCGATTGTTTTAGATGCTGTCAAAGCAGAGTGAAAAAGAAGATTTCCACTTGTTGAGGCATCCCAAAGGCCAATATGAGTAATTGTCCCAAAAGCGCCACCATTAGCAGCAGGAAACTCAACAGCAGCATTGTTAGATGCTGTGCCAGATGAAGACGCACCAAATGCAATAGTTTGTCGCGCATATCCGTTACCACTTACCTCTGTGCCTGTACCCGCATCGGTTGGGTCAGCGGTGTGTAGGGACACATATACATTCGATGGCGAAGACGTACTAGACGTGCCAAGAAAATGGTCGAGAAACTTGTTCTCAAGATAATCACTCATTGCGCTCATGTTAGTTCTCCATAGTCAGATTTCATTTGAAGAGCAGAACCAGCTTGCTTGCTGCGCTCTTCTTCGCGCTTAACTTCATCAATAGCCCGTGTAAATAACTGCTCATATACAGTCGTTTTTTGGTCATCCATTAAATATACACTAGCAGCAGCTAAAGCGCCATAGAGATATGCGTCAGGATGACGAGTCAATATTTCATTTATTGCGTTGCTGTCGGAGAGGTCTGGGATGCCCTCCATATAAACAATCTCTGCCGTGTAAGCAGAGTCAGGCTCTGGGGCAAACTTAATCTCACCACCAATAATTGTGTAGGCGCGTGGTTTTCCCTGAGCATTACTTGCGTAAAGCTCATCCAACTTTGCTGGTGTGTAATACTCAAGAACTTCCTTTGGGGAAGTGTTTAGCTTTACAAGGCGAATAGAGCGTAAATCAGTTGGCAAGGATACATATGCGTCACCACCCGTAAGAGTCGCTATGGCGCGTTTCTCTTGGCTACGAGCGTTCATCTCACGAGACATACGAGACTCAGCAATAGAAATAAAATCAGGTATCTGCGCGGTCAAATCATCACGAGCCAAAAAGTTGGCGATAGATGTCTTTAGCTCGGAGTAATTTGTGATTGCCATTATACTGTACCGCCACTGGTTCTAAAAAACCGATTATCGTATTCATTAAGCCACTTTTTCCAACCAGTAGGATTATCTTTCGGCTGGCCTAGCTCTTGGATTAGCTGATGATACAACGCTGTGGGTATTTCCGCAACCTTCTGTTGGTGGCGCTGCGTATCGCCAATTAACGAGTTTGAGCGATACTCATTACGCTCTGCTGCGTTGCGAGAAAGCAAGGAGCTAACATCCTGACTGCTTTCAAAAATAATCTTTCCACTTTCGTCAAAATGCGCCCACGTTTCTTTCCCCGTGACCGCATCTTTTTGTACAAGTTTCTTCTTCATCTTTCTCCCCTAAAGTGAACGGGGGTAGCCGAAGCTACCCCCTCAACACTTACGACAGGTCGTAAACAGCGCCATGCGCTTTTGGTGCTGAAACTTTGAGAGTCCATTCCGTGAGGATTTGGAACTTCTCAGAGTCACCCGTTTTCGCCATTTCTTGTACGGCGAAGTTACGGTTTGGCAATGTGCAGATAGAGGCGTAGTCACTGTCAAGCAGATACACGCGGTCATCTGAAGCAAAGCGGTCGATTACAACGTCGAGCTGACCGAAGTCGGACAGATACAGCGAAACTGACCCAACGATAGCTGCTTCACGAGGAGCAGTATAGTTGATTTGGTTGGTTGCAACTGAACCGCTGTTCAAGTCGCTGAAAGCGGCTTTTTTAGCAGGAGAAACAACCAGCATGTTCGGCTGACCACCATCGGTGTAAGCAGCTTGCATTGCGGTGTCGATTTGAGCCAGAGTCATGGCGCGGTTCGTACCTGACATATCAGGAACATCCGTGCCGTCACCAGTAGCAGCAGAAGTGCCAGAGGCATCATCTACATTGGTAATCCAGCTTGACAAAGTACCAGCTTTACGCGGGTCAGAACCACTACGGGCTGTATCCGAGTGCAGATACTTCTCGATGTCACGACGCAGCTCAAGACCTTTCAAAACTTTTTGATAGGCAGTTTCCTTGTCGCGGCCTGCTTTATCAACAGCGTCCAGCGTACCAGAAACTTGTGCATCTTTTTGCGAGATTTGCATGTAGTTGCCCAAGCGAGTGGTGGCAGTCGGCGTATCATAAGTAGCGTCAGCACCTTCGTTCTGGTAGTTGGTTGCTGAAGCAGCAGCCAGTTCTTGTACTTGCCATTCGACAAATACGCCATTTCCTGTCTCTTTTTTCAGAGCAGAAAAGATGGGGGTTTCATCAGGGTCGATGCGAGTGATTACGTCACTCAGGTCTTCCCGTTCGCCAACAGCATTGGCAGTAGTAAATTGAGCCATTTTAAGACCTCATTCTCTCTAATATTAAGTCCACAGCAGCATCTTTGCTGCCAGTTTTATTTAGGCGTTCAAGTGCCTGTTTGTCACGATTAGCTCTGACTTGCTTCTTGGACTTTGGAGTACCAGACTTAACTGCTTTCGGTGCTTTGCGAACCTTCTTCTGAGCGGCAGGCTTCTTAGCCATAAGCTCATCATATAGGTGTGCTTTGCGTAAGACTTCGATTGCACGAGAGTCACTAGCCGTCGCCAGTTCTTCTTCACTGTAACCGATGCGCTGTGCATAAGAGATAACATTTTGTTTCTCCCGCATAGCCACTTCGTCATCACGCCATTCAGGAATACGTTCAAGCAACTGTTTTTGCTGCTCTGCAAGATACTCTTGATGCTGATGCGCCATTTGCTCTTGCTGCTCTCGATCTATCCTTGAACGCTCTGCCTGTACCTTTGCCACATTTTCTTTGCGGTCACGGAAAGCGTCGCGTTGCTTGGCCCATTCGAGAGGGTCTTCCTGATAGAGCTTATCCCAATATTCTTTGGGTTGCTCTGGCACTGAGTTAAGCTGGGCTTCAATAGCTTCCAAAGCTCGCCCATACTTCTCGCGTTGCTGCGCTAGAGCTGCCGATTCCGCCTCAGAAGTCTTGCGAAGTTCTGCGGCCTCTTGCATACGCTTTTGCGCGGCTTGTTCTAGCTGATATGATTTGACAAGTTCCTCAGAGGTTACTTGTATCTCCTCACCATCAACTTTTACGGTATGAAGTTCTTCCTCAACGTACTCTACGTCTTCGGGGTCAACGTCATACTCTTCATCATCAAATTCCTCTTCCGACTCAGATAGCTCTTCAGCGTCATCGTCTTCCAGTTCCTCTTCAGATGTGGCCTCAACTTCTTCAGCATCTTCAAGAATCTCTTCTTGCTCTACTGCTTCTGTTTCGGCTACAGGCTCTTGAATATCGCCGCTTGCCTCTTCAGGGGCGTTGGTATTCAAGAGAAGGTCAACAGCTTGACCTTTGTTTAGAGACTCTCCAGTTCCTAACAGGGTGCTGGGTTCATCGCTCATTTTTAATCTCCTCTACGGATTCTTTAGGAGTTTAACTCCAGTTTCGCTAAGTCACCTGTCTCGATGACTTCTGACAAATGGCCTTGCACCACCATTAGTGCTTGGTACATTTGAAAGAGCGTTTCTCGTTCATCTTGCGATGACGAGGAATCTTTCAGTGCGTTCATGTACTTTTCCTCAAGAACATTAAACGCCTCTACAATCAGAGGTTCGCGCATCAATGCTTTTGCGCGTTCACCCCTGTTTTGTTCTTCCCTTCTCTTGCCTTCATCCATCAGTAGTCTCCTCTACTGTTGCAAAATAACAACACAATGCTTTGCGCGCAAGACTTTATACGCGAGGAAGATTTGTTGACGCATCAAGTCCAGAGCGAATTTGCTCAAGTCTCAACTGACGCTCAAACTCAAGCTCCTGACGGCGTAGCTCAAGCTCCGCAGCCATGTTCTCTCTTTTGAGGTCAAACTCCATCTGCATCTTCTGTTGTTCCATTTGCATCTTCGCCTGCATCTTCTGCATTTCAAGAGCAATAGCAGGGTCTTGCTGTGGCCCAGCCTGTGCAGCAGCTTGTGCCTGCTGTGCTAGTGCAGCTTCAATCTGCTCGGAAGGCGCGAAGAATTGACTAGCATCTTTAAACCCAGATAGTTCAGCAATCTTAGCAAGCGTGTTGCGATACTGAGACATGCTGACCATTGGATTGTTTGCACCCATCTGCATAAGAACCTGCTCTTGCTTCTGTGCAATCTGAGAAAGGAACGCAATTTGCTGGTCGCGCTGTGCTGTGCCAAGACCTACATTGATTTGCACATCATAAGAGCTTTCCCACTCACGCGGATTCATCGGCACAAACTGATTACGAAGACGAATAATCTTCTCTTTATTTTGATACTTCGTAACCAAGTGCAGGATACCACGGAACAAGGCGCGCACACCTGTCTCAGCAAATACGCGGGCAATCATCTCAATCTTGCCTTGCGAAGCAGCTTGCATAGCAGCCACAGCAGTAGCGGTAGTGGACTGCAATGCGTCTGCATCAAGACCCATCGACTGACGAGAAATGCCTGTGCGCTGCTCTTTGATGCTGTCCATGTAGTTCAGTGCAGGGAAGACAGAAGAAGAAACTTCGGGAACTTGAAGAGGCTGAACCGCCCCTGCGGTACGAGTACGCACGATGCCCCCTGGCCTGTTAGTCAACAAGTCATCAAGATTTACTTGGCCTTCAACGGCAACAACGCGAGCATTGTTAGTGTTGTAGATGTTGTCGAGCAACTGACGCATCAGGGTAGATTTGATAAGCTGCACGTCCATCACAAGCTCTGCAACCGAGCGACCAATAGCACGGTGCGGCATCAGGATTGGCGATAGCATAGCAAATGGAATATGGTCAAATTCTTCGTTTTCAAGAATGTGGTAGCCATTGCCTATTGTAAGAACACGACGGAACTCAGCCACCCCGTCCCCATCATAGTCAGAACGAATATAACATTCCGTAACGAGAACATTTCGCATAGTTGGGTCATTGCTGTCGCTAACCGCACTTGTCTCAAGGTCTTCAAAACGCGACGTGCGTTCCTCAGAAATATCAAGGTCAGTATATCCCGCATATTGCTCTACCTCATCACGCTCATACCCCATAGACACAAGGTCGCTGACCGTCATCGTTGAACGATGGGCTACAAAATTTGCGTCATCAAGAGACTTGGCGCGGTTGCCAATAAGGAACTCTTCTGGCGGCACATTCTCAATACGAACATTGCCACTGTTTTTTGTGCGTTTAATTTTTACATCGTAAATAATCGGGGCAGGAATGATGATGCCTTCTGGGCCTTCCATGTCCTCACCAATGGTGCGTTCATCGCGGGAGACAACCTCAACCTCTGGGTCTGCTATCAGCATGGTAAGCTCATCTTCATTAAGACCTTCATATTCCTCTGTCTCAACTTCGATGATTTCGTCCCAGTAAAACTTAACGACACCACTCTTCAGAATAAGCGCGTCTTTAAACCAGTTGTGCATGATTTCAAAACCACGGTTATCATTATTGATAACCCAGTTGCAGTAATCACTAGCCTGCTCAGCAATGGCGACGTCCTCTGGCCCATGCGGAACAAAGCGCACATAGTCATCAGACTGCGTAAAGATACGCATCAAGGACGGCATGATGTGTTCAATGGTGTCAGATACTTCGGTGCTAACAACTTGAGAGCGGTCTGGCTGTTCATTACCAAACGGTTCGCCCAAGTAGTAGTCCATCGCGTCGATACGGTCTTGCGAGTACTCCGTATCGTAGTGACCTAGCGCTTGTTCAATCTCATTGCGAACAATGCCCTGAAACTCAATTTCGTCCATTTTAGCCATAACTATGCTTTCTTAGATACTTTAGCCTTTTTAGCCGCCTTAGCTACTTTGGGCTTTTTCTCTACCACAGGAGCAACCATCAGCGGCTTGCGGCAAGACTTGCAGGATTCTGTATAACCATTGGGATTGGGATATCCGCAGTGTGGGCAATTCATTTCTCTGTCCTCTGTTTGCGTGGGCGACCACGTTTCTTGGGTGCAGCCTTCTTAGCTACTTTCTCCGCTTCCAATGCTGCTGCTTTCTCGGCGGCACGGTTACGTGTGTAAACAGTAACATACATTATTTTTTCTTCTTAGTAGCTTTTTTCTTGACTACCTTTTTGCCCATCTTACTTGCATAAGACTTTGCTGCTGTTTTACCCTTTTTGGTGTAAGGGAACTTTTTTCCTGCTACGTTTGGCATATCTAACTCCTACCACTTAACTTTATGTGACCAATATTTTGCTGACAACTTAGTTGTCGGCTTACCTTGTGCGTTGTGACGCGCATAATAAGAACGCTTACGCGCTTTGTCTTTTGCAGTCTTTGGATTTTTGCCAGCACCACGCACACCTTGCTGACCAAAACGAATGAGGCGAATCTTGCCACCTTCTTTTGCTAGAACCGCATGGCTCTTCTTTGGATGCTTGGGGGTACGCTTCGGTTTGTTGTAACCAGCAAAACGCTCACCGCGGTAAACAATAGCCATTAGCGAATCCTCATATTGCTTTTCGGGCCGAGCTTCTTACGAATGTGCAGACCACGTTTTTTATGACGGCGACGCACTGGTGTTCGCACCTCAAACGTAGCTACAACTTTCTTAGCCATCAAGCCTCTCCGTAAATGCCATCTTCCGTAACGCGGATGGACGAAACAATCTCCATGTATTCGTCAGGCGAAATTTCCGCCATTTGACCACAATACGCAGATGCAAGCAAGGTCAAGTTCAATAGGTCGTCCCAGTCAGTGCCAAGACCATTCAGGCCATCAAGGGTGGCAACCAAGATGTCAAAGTCATCTGTATCTTCTTCAAACTCAATATAAGCCATCAGACCACCCAACTCGCTTTCTCATAATTTATTGACCTGTTCCATTTGTGCCGTGAGCCATCTTTGCCGATGCTGGCACGACCAGCGAAGGTCAGGCAGAAGGAGTCTGCAAGGTCAGGTGAGTTTAGGCCACGACGCTTCATCTCGTCCTTGCTCTCAACCTTCAGTTTACCATTGGAGGTAAACTTAAAGCGTGGCTTAGACAGGTCGTCTATTAGCTCCTCTTGCGGCGGAATGGTGCAGTCCCGCGACTCGAACCATTCTTTTGCGAGAAACCACAACTCATCTCGTAAACGCCCATATCTGTCTCCCATTGCAGGGGACTCTGCGACGTTGATACCGCGCACAGGAAGGTCAAGTTCCATGAGGCGGTCAACAACGCCAGCACCAAGACCGATACTATCAACCAGTATTTCAGCAGGACGGTCGCCCCATCGAGTTGTTTCATATTCATTGAGGATAATCCCGCATACTTCCATGAGGTCTTTGTTGCGCCAAGTTTTGATAGGCTCTGTTACAACATTACCCTTGCGTTTGCATAGAGCTGTTTTGTCCGTACCGAAACGTGCCACGTCAAGACCCCATACAACGGGGGTGGTTTCTGCTGCTTCTTGCTCTCGCGTGGATGCTGACTGCAAGAGGTGCAGTGGTATAACCACGTCGTCGTCGGCTTCAGGCCACTCTCCAAGAACACGAACTCTGTAGATGTTGCTGTCTTCGCCATACTTGAGTTTCATATCCTCCATAAAGGTTTTACTCACCTGAGTACTATCAGATGATGCGACCTTCATTGTAAAGAACCTATCTTTCATCTTATTGAAGGCTTCATAGAAGTAGCCAGACGTGCGAGTCGGGTTGCCCGTCATCACAGTCTTCGCACCCTCGGTGGACATCGCACCCTCTCCGACCTCGAAGATGATGTCGTCCACACCAGATGCCTCGTCAATCAAGAACAGCATATTGGGTGAGTGGAAACCTTGCAGCGCCTCTGGAGTTTCACGACGTGCAGTTCGGGCAACAGCGAAACTGTCCTGCCCCGTAAGCTCAACTTTGTCAGACTTCACTTCAATTAAATCTTTCAGGCCATCTGGCATACGACGATGCCACTTTGCGACCTCTGCCCATAAAATGTCTGACAACTGACTAGCAGTGTTGGCAGTACATGCTATCCGACTGGGAGAGCGTGTCAATACCCACCAAAGAATCAACCATGAAAGAAATGCAGTCTTGCCGATACCGTGACCAGAGCGGATAGCTACGCGGTCATTGTCCCGCACAGCATACAGAGCATTACGTTGCCACTCCTCTGGACTGGCCTGCAAGATAGACTCAACGAATAATACGGGGTCGAGAGCAATGGCAAGCAATAGCTCCTCAACAGACATGTTTTCTTTTTCCATCTCTCTCTCCTTGTTATGATGGGGCGAGCCGAAAGGGAAAGAAGCCCGCCCCACCGTCGGGAGCGTCAAGGAGGAGAAACGCTCAACCGATTTTGTTATCTCCTCTGTTGCAAATATGACACAGGGCGGAGCGGTCTGCAAGGGGTGACAATCTGACGTGGGGGGTACGGCACACTGCCACCCTCCCCTACGGCACAGTGCCACCCTAATATATCAGAAAGAATATATCATTTAATCTTATTTACTACGGCACAGTGCCACCCCTAAATGAGAGGAAGAAAAAAGAAGAAAAAAAATTTTTATGGGGGTAGTTACTTACGAGTTGTGGAGAACAGGGGGGGGGTCTTGGGGATAAGATAAGGGTTTTGAGGATACTATATAATATATAACAGCCCCCGCTAATAAAATTGAAGGGGGGTCATTTTATCGTGAAAAGGTTTCACGTTCTCTATTCATCTTTTTGTGAATCAGCTTCACTAAATTCAGCCTCGATAATCTCGCCACGCTTGCGCTCCGATAGCTTCACTTGTATTTGCGCTAATGCGTCGCCTAATGTGTCGCCAGCATTGACCGATATATCTACATCACGGGGAAGCAGTGCCGCCATGCTGCGGATTGTTCCGTTCACGTCTTGTTCTAAAGCATCTGCTAGCAATTCGGGCAGGCTCTTACCCCTAGCGTCTAATTCAGCAAGCGCCCCCTCGAAGCCGTGCCGCAATTTATGGACTACTTGCTGTCCATGACCAGACCCCGCTGGCCTTCCCCTTTTCTTTTTCACTATCGCCATTGTTTAATTCCTAACCCCTTTGAATGTGTTGCTATTTTGCAACATTGTTTTGCGTTTGTAAATAATTCGCGTTTTGCATCATTTTACTGTTGACTATTCCAATTCGCTCATGGTATTAAATACGAGTGAGCCGCAATAACGCGGCAAATCGAAAGGGAAAACATTATGAACACAGTTTATTATTCGGTTGAATTTGCCCTCATAGGCAATGATGACAAAGAGCCTGAATTCGGAATGGCTTGCTCTTACCCGTCACAAATTATCACGGGCAGCAATGGCAAAGAATGGCCAGAAGACCAGCAAATTGATTTAGGTTACCTGCAAGCAAGGTCACGCGCTCTTGAAGAATTGAGAGGCTTGAACATGATGAATAGGGCTGGCCTTGTTCGCATTGTCGAAAAATCCGACGGAGTTCTGTTTAATGGTCGCCAAGCCCGCGAGCTTATGGTCGCCATGAATACGAAAGAGCAATCAGACGATGAGCAAGTGACGTGGCTTGTTTCTGACAAAGCAAGAGAAGATAACCTTTATTAATCGAAACGCCTTCGGGCGTCATAGCGAGACTGGCCGCCGCTATCTGATGAGATAGGCCAACATGAAAGGGAAAGATTATGTCTGAAAATTATTATGAATATATTGAGGCAATCGCTGATGATATTATGGCGGAGCGTGAGAATTGGTCTGAGGACGACTTGTGCGACATTGCCAGCCAGCATGCCGATAGCAGCCAGCTCGTTATATACTACAGCCAAGCCCATGATTTTGTGCGTTGGTTGCCTAGTGATGTGCGAAACCATGCGGAAGATAGCGTTGCGGATTGCTTCCCCGAACATGGCAGCTATGACGAAACAGCTTCACGCATTGCCTATTTTGCACTTGAACAAATGATTATTGAAGAAGTGACCGAACGTCTGGAGAAAGAAAAGGAAGCCGCATAATTATCAGCGCGAATGGGCGGCGCATTTGTCGCCCATTGTCGCGGTTAATTGTGACCGATTAGAAAGGGAAAGACTATGCGATATTATGTAGAATTTTTAGAAATTATTGCGAATGGCAATTATTGGAAACCTTGTGGCGATAGGGGCATTATGATTATTGACGGGAGACTATCGCCAGAAAAAGCTAACGCGATAGCAAGCGAGGAAATGAAAAAACGTGGCTTTGATGATTATTGGATTCAAAAGTCAGCCAGCTTGCGCGACCTATTGTAAACGAAAGGGAGACTAAACCATGACTATCAATTTTTTATTCGGCTTTTTAGGCGTAGTTTTCGCCCTAGCGGCCTTAATCATTATTGGTGACGTATTGCAACGCAAGCGGCCGCCCGTGCGGGTCATTGTAAACTTCAGGCCGCCAATGCTTTACAGCGAAGACCATATCGACCAGCCCGCTTATTTGCGGCGCGATACAGAGGAGGAATAAACCATGACCCCATCACCCGAAACAATCAGACTGGCAAGCGAAAATTTTCTTTGCGAGCCATATCCCGAAAATCACGACGAGATGACTAGGGAACAACTATTTGAGTTTATTAATGACGCTGAAGCCTGTTCACCTTTTGAATACTGGTTGGCTCAAGATATATACGAGCGCATAAATGATTTAGCTGTTTTCTTATGTGAGAACGCCGACAACATAAGTTGGAGGGGTATTTAAACAAGCTAGGCTTTTTCCCTGCCTAGTTAGGGCGAGGCACTGAGAGGTGTCTCGCCTTTTTCATACCTATTTTGCCAGCCCTTGCAATCGGGGTTTAGCATATGCCGAAAATATCGCCGCTAAGGGGTCAAATTTGCCCATACAGCGCGTTTTGAAACTTTTTCGATTGCGGGGTTGAGAGGATAATTATCTACGCCTCTCCGCGTTCTTCCATTTCTTCCCATATTTCGGAAATATCTTGGTAAAGTGACGCCCGATATTTGGCGAATTTTATTCGCTCGTTTGTTTCCCGTTTGTCTCGCAAGCCAGTTTCTACAACGTGGCGCATATTGCTTCCCATTTCTTCCAATTCTTCGGGCGACCATTCGGGCATTGACAAAGCCTTTTCATATCGCTTCGCATACTTGTCGGCAAGATAGCCAGCCCTATCCCAAACAGTGTGCATTTTTCTATTGCCTAAAAGCTGATTACATTCGCGGCACGCTGGCACGCATAGCTTCCGATTATATCGGCGCGATTGCTTTGCGCTTGTTCTCGCAAAACTATGCGGCACAACATGGTCGAGGCTGTCGGCAGGGTCATTGCAATAGGTGCATTTCATGCCCTGATAATATCATATCTGATTAAAATCTGGCAATGGTGCTTTCATATTGTCAGGAAGCGGGTCGTCCAATGGTTCGGCCAAATCAAACGGGTCAAACTTCGGCGCAGTATGCCCCGCCTTAATTAAATCCATGTTTATCTTGCCGCTATCATCTGGCAGGTGTTCGGCTGGCGTTTCGCCCACGCCCTCTAAGCTGGTATCACCCTCATAACCAAGCCTAGAAAGCGCAGCGCATGGAATACGACGCAACAAAACACCCATGCCCCTGTTTAACTCGCCGCTTGCAATCATGCGGTCGGTTTCTTCTAGCTTGGCAAGCCAGCCCTCAACGGTTTCGGGTTTCTTTTGTTCGCCCTCCCTTGCCTGCTGCTCCGCCTCGAAGCTGCCACTAAATGCTTTAGCCGTTTTCTTTGTGCCGCTCTTGGCCTCCCAGTTTTTATTCGCCTTGACGGTTGCGCTGATAATGTCTGCAAGGTTGAAGTAAAAGCTAGACTTATGCTTGCTGGTTACAGTGCGCCAGATGGTGCGGAGAATATCTTTATAACTTTCACTGTTCGGCACGTCGGCACTGATGCGGCTATTGATGGCCTCGCAAACTTCCTTCATGTAGATTCCCATTGCTTCCTCATTGTCCCGCAAGTGGTTGTGCGGCCTATAGAGAAGGCTCTCCTGTCGCAAAAAATTATCTCTGACAAGGGCAGTGCGCGACTCCCAAGTCATCGTTTCCTTCTTTTCAAATTCTTTCATCTTAGTCCCTTTCTAATAATCTAAACGTCTGGCTTCCAATACCTGACGCGCTTGGTCTAACCATTCTTGCACTGTTTGATTGTCCTGATAGTCCTCTCTATCAGAAAAGTTTTCAATCACCCATTTTGCTGTCATCTCGTCCATTTTTCTTACCTAGTATCTCATTAGCGAAGCTAGTCCAATCTGTTTCTTTTTCATCATCTTCTTCTTGATGGTGACAGTCTGTCTTATCAGGAATAGAAGAAGATATATTAAATGACTGGTTATTATTACTAGTTCTATCTGCCACTGTGTCACCACCCCCCTGACTCTCTGTCACTACCCCCTGACTGTCTGTCACTACCCGCAACGTGTAAAGATTGCTCGTTTTCTTGCCGTCCTTGCCCTGATTTTTGACATGCAAAAGACCAAGCTCTTGCAAGCGGTTAATCTTGCGATGCACAGAGCGCGGAGACATATTCGCCAGCTTTGCAATGCGAGAGACAGACGGGAAAGCCTGTAACTTTTTGTTAGCATGTTTAGCAATGACGACCAAAACAATCTTGCTTTGTGCGTCGCCACAGTCCTGCTCAACAGCCCATTCCATCGCCGACCAACTCATGCTTGCCCGTCCCAAAGTTTTGTGAAGTTGGCAACAGACAGCAGAACACACGGCTCGTCATGGTGGTCATCACCCTTCGGGTTGCGCCGCTTCGGGAAGGTTGTTCCCTCATTGTCAGAAGTCAATTCAAGATAGCCACATTGGTCAGACCATTGCACGACAAATAGGGACTTCAGCCCCGTAAACTCTGTCATCATCAGCATATTCTTGTATTTATTCAGCGTGATAAAGATAGTAGGAAATTTATCTTTTGGGGTTGTGCGACAGCGTATCTCGCAAAAGGCAACACCTTGTGCCAGCCCGTCCTGTTCGCCCCGTGTCAAGATAAAATCGGCATAGCTGAAGCCCTGCATCTTGGCGGATTCGCAGCTCCACATCTCATGCAGCTTGGCGACTATCCGCTTTTCATTGTCAAGGTCGCTGTCCCATTCGTGCTTCCAACTCATACCAACCACTCCCGCATGACACTGCAAGCGTCTTCAAGCGTGGTGAATGTGACGGGCAACATTGCATTACCCTCTGTAGGCCAACTATATTGGTCTGATTGCCCGACAGCCCACTCAGAATTTACCGCATAAATCGGCATCGTCACCCGAATAGGAAGCCTGTCATATTTCCAGATAAGCACGGGTATCATATTTAGCCTCGCGGCGGCACGATTGACCTGCTCTATCCAATCCTTCTGATACCAGCTACCCTTTGCATAACGCTTGCACTCAATGGCAAACGGCTCAAGCTCTATGTCACATAAATCAACATCTTGATATTGTGACAAGTTGCGCCTCAAGTCTTGCGGGATAACCATGTCGCCCATGATTAGCCGCAACTCTGATATTACCTTGCGCTCAAAATTTAAACCCTTGTTTCGTGCCATCTTTGACATAAAAACACCCTTTCGAAAAATAATGTTCTGGCAACTCTCTCT